AGAATATCGTGGAACTTACACCGGGGAGTCTAGCTTACCGTCAGCATTAGCGTTTAAAAATGGAGACTATGTACTGTTGAATACCGCACAATTGTTTAGGTTAGTTCAAGGATCTTGGGTTCATGTAACAGATGTTCCAACAGAATACTATTTCGCTAATCAAATTATTGATAAATTTGGATATGTAACTATAGATCTTTATTACGTCCGTCAAAGAGGATCACAAAATACTGCCTGTAATGAATGGGATGTTGGTAAAGGATTAGTTGGTACATCATCCCCCGATGTTAATTATTTGAATCAAGTGTGTAACTTGTTACCAGGAGATAAATTTTTAGATTGTAAAACATCCACTTTTTATACATACGGTCAAGCTATTGGTCCTACTGGAGCTGGTGTTGTTGGATGGACTCCTTCATGTTATGGGTGCAGCCAAGGGGTAGGAGGAGGAAATGGTATTAATTGTCTCAATATCTATTACTATGGTATTGGCGGCGTTGGTGTACCATCATCAGGCATTCCTGAAGGAGGTTGCACTGGTAGTACTTTCCAGCCAGATATCATGTCATTATGTCCTGATAAATTTGAAGTTGTTCCATACACAGCTCCGGGTTACATTGTAGGTGTATATTATTTGCAGAGAGGTGATGTAACAACTCCTTTATACGGAGCAGAGCTATGGAAATCAACGGGGGGATCAGGGAATGTCGGAGACTCAGCTTGGAAAGGTCCTGCCGGTCCAAATGAACCTTTTTACTATTTCGAATATTTAGATTGTTGTAGCCCAGGAAGCAATTATGGATATATTTGGTATGTTACTCCAGGAAGTAAAACTTTCAATGGGAGTAGAGAATTATTAACCGTTAAAAATCCCGGACTTAAATTAGGGGATAAGGTTATTGATTCTGTACACAATAATATATTCGAATTAATAGAATACAATGGCGAAAGATTATGGCAATTTACTTGCAGTGAAAGAGGCAATGAACTCAAATGTATTTGTATTAGATATGAAGGAATCGGTGGAATATCTTTACCTCTAGAAGTTCCAGAATTAAGACCTGGAACTTATTTCTTAGATTACGGAGGAGATGCTGATTTACATATTTCTACAGGTCAACCTCAACCTAAATTTTGGGATATGGTTAACACTACACAAGATGGACCTTATTACTATTTTGAATGGACTGAATTTACTAACCTAGGTAGAATTTGGTATGTCGACCCAGTTAAATCAGTCTCTACTCGCAGTGATGGTTTTGCAACCAAGATAGAAGATATTTGCAACTTAAGAAAAGGTGATAGAGTTATTGATTCTAATAGTGGACGTATTTTTACACTTATTTGCCAATCTGCATGCGAATGTTTATGGACTGTTGAATGCACGCTGGATTTTAATAAAGGAACTAAATGGATAACGGGATGTATTAAGTATAAAGGTGATGCTGGTACCAATCCGAGCCCAAACCCTGCTAGTTACAATGAAGGCGATTATTATCTAGTTACAACTAGTGGAGTATTACTACAGAAAATAGGATCTAATTTTTCACAGATATCTGTAGCTGATTTACAGTATTACTATTTAGATACTAATACCAATGAGATTTTGTTTGTTCAATGTCCCGGATCTCTCGTAAATGCATGTAATATACCATATTCAGGATTAATGAATGCTAGCGCTACTGGAACTTGTGTAGTTGTGACTTTATCTGCAGAATGCGATTTAGTTGCGGGAGATAAATTCTTAGATTGTTGCAGTCAATCTATCTATTCTTATAAGACTGATACTACAGGGAAACCTTGGAGTGTTGAATGTTCGTTACCTGGATCAGTTGGTCCCACTGGAGCTACAGGTCCTATTGGGCCAACCGGACCTGCGGGAGGGCCTCCCGGTCCAACAGGTCCAACCGGCACTGGTGGCACTGGAGCTACAGGTCCTATTGGGCCAACCGGACCTGCGGGAGGGCCTCCCGGTCCAACAGGTCCAACGGGACCTTGTTGCGATCCTTTACCTATCGGATCCATGCTTATATGGCCTTCGTCAGCTCCTCCTATGGGTTACTTTATATGCCAAGGACAGACCTTAAATATTTCAGACCACCCTACGTTATTTGGAATTTTAAGTTTTACATTTGGAACGGGCGGCACCGGAACTTTTAATTTACCTGATTTACGTCAAAGAATACCCATAGGACAAAATTTATTAGGAACTCCTCCCTTTACAACAATAGGCTCGATCGGCGGATCGCTTACAACTACTCTGGGAGTGGCAAATATACCTTCTCATTCTCATGGAGTTAATGATCCGGGACATGTACATCAAATTCCGAATCAACCTGCTACATCGGTGTCTACATTTACCACATATCAATATCAAACAACTACCGGAATTCAGACTACGCCTACAGAATCAAGTTTCACTGGTATATCAATACAACCTACAGGGGGAGGAGCATCTTTCGATACATATCCTCCTATTTTGGTTTTGAATTATATAATAAAATATATGTAAGCAAAACTTCCAAATCTTATTTAATCGTAAAATATTATCACATCGATATATTATTATTTAACACTGATTAAATGGAACTTTTTTCCATCAGGAATCTGGTGAGTACCATTAAGTCCTAACACTACAATGGATAATAGCACTTTATGAGCTGAATTTTGATGTTTAAAATTATACACATAACTTTTAATGCAAATATACTGGTTGATAATCAAAAATTTTGTATGATATTTATTATTAATTATTATTAATTTTTATTTCTTAAACTGATACATAATATATTATTTCCTTTTTGTGTGATCTTGGCACAAAAATGATTAGAAATTGAAATTCAAAAGTACCAAATTCTATATTATTTATAACACAATGATTAAAATGGAGGGTCAACCAATCGACAATCCCGTAAACAAAATAGTTGCTGTTTCACCTATAGTTAAGAAGACGGAAGCTCTCGAGTTTACCGACCCCGAAATTCCAGGTGAAATCGTAGTAGATATACAAGGGAAGCTCCTGAAAACCTACTTCGAGATGGAAGGGGTTTTAGGTTCTCATATCGAAATCTTTGACAATTGGGTCATCAATGTGATCAAGAAGCAACTCGCTAGCCGAACCTTTCGCATTCCGCGAGGAGAAGTAGTAGCAACTAATCCTATGTTCTTTAAACCTCGTATAGCTACATCTGACAATTCCTGGATTCCTTTAACTCCACAAATGGCTCGTGATAACGGTTATACCTATGCCTCCGAGCTATATATTGATTTGGTTCTGAATCGTGGAACTTCCCAAGAAGAAAAGATCACTACCTTTCTTGGCCGGTTCCCGGTTATGCTAGGATCAGTCTTGTGTCATCTTCGTGGTAAAACGGAACGAGAGCGTATTGAGATGAGTGAATGCCCAAAAGATCCTCTAGGATACTTTATCATCAAGGGAGCTGAAAGAATCGTCCTGATTCAAGAAAAGCTGAGAGTTAATCGTATCTTCATTTTCAACTCGACTTCTAAGGGCGATGTGGTGTGCAAAATGACATGTAACACGATCATTGGTTCATCTAACGTCACTATCATTAAGGGAAAGAAGAATAACGCACTAGAGATCCATCTTCCTTTTATGGGACGTTCTGAAGGGCAAATTGGAAAAGTTGGTAATACGGTCACAGTGTTTCAAATCTACCGTATGTTGGGAGTAAAAGATCCTAATCAGATTCTACAGATGATTTCTCTTTTTACAAAGAGGGAACATCTGAAGAAAATCTGGGTTCAACTCCAACCTACCTTTGTCGAGTTTGCTCAAGTCGGAGATGATATAGAGTACATCGCCAAGAACAAAGGCCTCGGTGACATGGAATACAGCCTCAAGCAGAGCAGCATCATGAAAGACTTGAAGAATGAGCTGTTTACTCACATTTCTCCTGAAAATATCACTCAAAAGCTTTACATGCTTTCTATTATGATTGCTCGCTTTACGGAGTATTTGATCGGTGTGCGAAAGTTGGATGATCGTGATAACTGGGGTAATAAGAGACTCGAATCGGCTGGGCGATCTTTGGAGCAACTGTTTGGAAACATTTGGCGTGAGGTAGTGTCGCGGGCTCAGGACTCAATTGATACCAAGGGTTTGCAAGGACTTCAAGCGGTGAAACGCGAGATCGATCCTTCCTTTGTAACCGATAACTTTGTCAGCTCTTTTACTGCCAATAACTGGGGTGTTCAAGGATCCTACATGGCGAAAGAGAACATCACTGATTCTTTGAAACGCGATGCTCAATTGGCTGTCTGGTCCCATCTCACTAAAATCAACACACCTACCAACCGAAAGGCTAAACAGCTAAAAGTTCGTCTAGTACAGATGAGTCAGTTAGGATATGTATGTCCAGTAGAGACACCAGAAGGACAACAATGCGGTCTAGTTAAGAATACTGCACTGACCACCTATATCAGTCTCGAACGTGGCGAGAACCAGATTCTGGAGTATATTTCCAAGTATATTTCAAACATCCCGACTGAACAACTGTCTAACCCACTGATATTGAATGGAAAATTTCTAGGTTGGTGTGCCGGAGAATCGCTTAGAGTATATTGCGTCGCTCTCCGTCGTCAGAGTATCTTCTACAAAGACACTGCAGTCGTCCTTACCAAGGATGGGTTTTTGCATATCTACACTGATGGTGCTAGACCTACTCGGCCTCTTTTGATTGTTGATTCGACAAACAACGAGCTAGTGATCAAAAATAAGAACCTGTGGAATGCTGACATGAAGACTTTATTGGACGAAGGTTGTGTCGAATACATCGATGCCTTTGAGCAAGAATTTATCCAACTTGCTCAGACGATTAACGATATCGATGCTAGAAGAGCTGATCTGGAAGAGGCCCTCAGAATACACCAAGACTCAGTGGAGAAAGTGGCTCAGTTGGAGGCAGAACTTAACGGAACACTAACAACCGATCCTGCTCGAAATGTAGATAAGTTACGAGCTACTATTGAAGATGCGAGAGAGACAGTCAGTCAAGCTGCCAATGCCTTGAAAGAGATCCAAGAGCTTCCACCTTACACTCATAGTGAGGTAGATCCAACAGCTATTCTCGGTATCGCTGCATCGGTCATTCCTCTTGCCAATCACAATCAAGCGCCTCGTAACACATATCAATGTATGCCCACAAATACCGGTGTCCTTGGGCTCTCGGAAAAACAGACGCAAATCGGATCTTTGAAAGATGGTGACACTGTGATCACAATCGATCCGGTAACACTCAAAGCATCGGAAACCAAGATTCATTCACATTTTACAGTAGATTCGAGAAAATCAGATAAAAAGATGCTTGAAATCGCAACGCATAGTGGAAGAACTATTAGAGCTACTCACGATCACGGTTTTCTAACTTTGCATGGATGGGTGGATGCTGGAGCTCTGAATCCTAATGTTCATCATATAGCGATGTATCCGCCGCTAAAGCATCTAAATGATACTAGAAATAATGATGATGTTCTGATCAGTATTGATGATGCTCGCTCGTTCCTCACTGAAATGAATATTAAACAGTCGCTTATTGAACCTCACTTGTATGAGCTATCGAGACTCGGTCTGTTGCCTCTAAAATCGAATCATTCCAATCTACAAGTCATTGCTAGAATGATCGGGTTTATGGGAGCCGATGGACATGTCGGGTTGAGAAAAGACGAACGTAGTCCTCGTACACGAATCACATTCGGTCAGGAATATGATGCAGAACTTTATAATAAAGACATGTCTACGCTTGGTTTTGAAACATATAAAATTCAAGAACGTGAAGATGTCTTCTATAATCCTGATAAGACAGTTAAGACTACACATCATGTATGGGTTATCGATCGTCATGGTTCATTTGCTACGTTTTTCATGCTACTCGGATGTGTAGTGGGTCGTAAGACTGAAAACAGTACTATCCCTATCCCTGATTGGATTATGAATGGATCAGATCTAGTCAAGCGCGAATATATTGCAGGATTCATGGGTGGTGATGGATGCAAGATCAATGTTTCATCGCGACAGTACGAGACAAAGCGAGGAGCAACCTACGATATGGCTAGAATTGTACAACACAAACACAAGGATCATCTGGATTCATCACTTAAATGGTTTGAACAACTCAAAACATTGTTTGAGCATTTTAAGATCGAGGTATCTCGTATCAATACCATTCCAGGGTATGATGATAAGTATCGAATCGAAATGGAGATTTCTAGCTCCAAAGATAATCTAATTCGTTATATGGATACAATCGGATATAGATACGCAACTACTAAAACTTCTGAAAGTTTGAAGGTGGTAGAATGGTTCAAGTATTATCAAAGAATCATCGAACAAACAACCCAACTTCGCCAGAAGGTTCACGATATGCACTACAATGAAGGACACACTCACCCACAGTTGGCTAAAATGTTTGGTATTACCGTAGCTGTTTCTCAACACATGTGCAAGCAATACCGTAAGTGTTCAACCGTTAATCCACCAACCAATATGATTCGTCTGGAAGAATGGATGAAATATGTTACTGCTAAAAATGGGTGCATATTCGTACCAATTGATAGCATCAAGGAAGTTGAAGGATGTATGGTATCGGATTTTACTACGGTATCGGATACACATTCCTTTGTAGCTGGAGATGGATTTATCACACATAACTGTGGTATGGGCAAGCAAGCCTTAGGAATTTACCATTCCCAACATAGTACTCGCTTCGATACTACTGCTAAATGTCTTGCATATCCCACTCGTCCATTGTTCGAGACTCAGATGAACGAGATTCTAGGATTGAACGAGTTGCCTGCAGGAAGTATGGTCATCGTGGCTATTATGACATACACAGGCTATAACCAAGAGGATGCATTGATCATGAACAAGGCTTCGATCGATCGCGGATTGTTCCGACAGGTGATTTACAAGTCATACAAGAGCCCACAGAAAAGAACTCGTTACACCGTTGAAGAGTTTACTCGTCCAGAAGTTCGTAAAGAAGAACCAACTGAACGATATGCTGCTATTGATGAGAATGGTATCGCGCGATTGGGCGCTTTTGTGCGAGATGGGGATTGTATTATTGGAAAAGTGCGTAGGAACATTCAAACCGGTAAGGTAGAAAATGCTAGCACTTTTGTAGGAGTAGGACAGGAGGGTATTGTAGATAAGGTTTTGGTTTCGACTAACCCTGAAGGGATGAGAGTAGTAAAGGTCAAACTGCGTCAGATCAGAAAGCCGGTTATGGGCGATAAATTTGCTTCTCGTCATGCTCAGAAGTCAACGGTCGGCTTGATTCTCCGAGAAGAGGATATGCCATTTACTGCATCGGGAATTAGACCTGATATCATCATTAACCCTCACTGTATTCCATCGCGCATGACCATGTCTAAAATGATTGAGATTGTAGCATCCAAGATTGCAGCATTTCGCGGAGAGAGAGTCAATGCTACCGCTTTCCGTAGCTTCAATATTCGCGAGTTCAAGGAGAATCTGAGACAATATGGTTATAATCCGAGCGGTAAGGAAAAGATGTTCAGTGGGTTTACGAGTGAACCGCTGGAAGCGGAAATATTCATGGGTCCTTGTTACTATCAGACTCTTCGTCACCATGTAGAAGATAAGATTCAGATGCGATCTCGCGGTGCTATTAAGCAGTTGTCTCACCAGCCTACTGGAGGCCGCGCTAGAAAGGGTGGTCAGCGTTTCGGTGAGATGGAACGTGATGCCATTATTTCTCATGGTGCTTCGGCTTTTCTCCAAGAGCGTTTGTGTGGTGTATCAGATGCCTATACTCCGGTGTATTGCTCTACATGCGGTACTATCGCTATCGCCAACCATGCATCTGAAAAGTTTGTTTGTAGATTATGTGGCGATAATGCCAAATTCGGAACGTGCACTATTCCATATGCCTACAAGCTTCTGACTCATATGTTGGCTGGTGCGGGATTTAATCTGCAATTCGGAATGAAAACAGAGGGTCGTCCTATTCAAGATACAACTCCTCAACCTTTGACGGAACCTAAGACAATGACTCAAGTTGGATTACCTCAAGTTCCTCAGTTGGTAGCTTTAGGAGCAATTAAACCTCCAACTACTAGCCCTCAAACGGTTAGTCCTCAACCAGTAGCTCCACAACCAATGGCAGCACTAGGAGGTTTACCAACTTTGTCAGTTCCAGGGACACCTAAGACAATGACTCCTCAAGCAGCACCTATTCCGACAACTCTTTCAGTTACTGTTCCTCCAGTTACGCTACAACCAATGACACCTACAGCAGCGATGCCTCCAACAGTTACAGTTCCACCGGTGACAGTACAACAAATGGCACCTTTGACAGCATTACCGAAATTGGGAGGATTACCGACATTGGGAGGATTACCGACATTGGGCGGATTACCGACATTGGGCGGACTACCTAGACCAACTGACAGACCAGCTCCGGTACAAGTTGCAGCGGCGCCACAAACTGTAGCGTTACCTGAATTAGGTGGTCTACCGCCAATAGGAGGATTACCACCTTTGGCACCTTTGCCTAAACTTCAACCCAAATAAAATATAAAATATAAAATATAAAATATAAAATATAAAATATAAAATATAAAATATAAAATATAACATAATATATAACATAATATATAACATAATGTTATATATTACCTATATTTCGGAAAATCGGTAGGTTTAAATTTCCAATACTCTCTCCATTCCTTATCTGTTAATTCTATTAAAGGAGTGGGTACTATTTTTCCGAATTATTTACGTTATTTATAGAAGTTGATGTTTTATTGGATTTTTTATCTGACATTTTATATATTAATTTATTTTTAAAGAAAATTAATATATAACATCATTGCAAACGTCCAGCATTTGCTAAACGGTCAGCCCATTCATTGTAATAATCTCCCTTGTGACCTCGAACATGTCTGTATTCGATCTTCAACCCGCGGGAAAGCTGGAGAATCGCCTGAATGAGCTCTTTATTAGCGACTGTTTCTCCCTTTGAATTAATCCAACCATTTTTATTCCAATTATAACACCACTCGGTTAGACAACCGATACTATATTTAGAATCAGTGTAGATAACAAGGCCATTCTGTACGAAATCTTCTTGATAAGATGTAATCAAGAAATAGATCACAGCGTAAATTGCATATAACTCGGCAATTTGATTAGTGCATGGGAAAATAGGGACTTTAGCAGAAATAGGTGTTACAACATTCTTATAAATAACAAGATAACCTAGTCCTCCGATCTTATCAATACAAGAACCATCGGTATATGCTACTATCCGATGATCCTCAGTCTGATATGTTTGAGAAATTTGATCAGCCGATAGAGGTGAAGTGAGTGGAGGGGATGAACCCTGTTTAGCGTTCTCGGTTGTAGGTTGGATCGTATGTTGATTTTTTGGCTTTTCAAAATCATTGATATATGCTTCGGCTTCTCTGTACGTTTGAAAGGATTTGTACTTAGCGCTCGGGAATCTGTTAACCAGAGGTTTCACTTCATCCCAGCTTTCAAAAATCCCAGTCTTTCTTCCGTTGGCCACTGCATAATATTTACTCATCTTACTTGATTAATAAATCGGATTTATAGGAAAAAGATTATCAAATTTCCCCAAAAAGCAAATTCTGATTTTATTTTTGATAATAATATAACATACAAAAATATAATATATTTTTGTATTTTTACGTTTGTAGGTAAATACCTTCCCAAACTTAATTAGAACTATTAGAAAGTAACGGAGTTAATAGTTCCACCAATAAATTTCCTAATATTATAGAAGTTCCCTCTATACTTCTTTGATCTAAATTTCTTCTTCTCATTTGTTCTAATCTTTCTATATCTTGATCGGTAACTGGACGTTCGTCCGTTTCTATCGTTCTGCCTTCATATATAACTATATATTTTCCTCTTATTATATTATGTATAATCAAAATATCTTTACCATGGAACGTTTGTTGTATCATTCGTTAATTAAAATAGCTTGGTAAAATCTATAAAATGATTTAAAAAATATTCAATTATAGTTATAATAACCTTGAGAACTTTAATCGTTAAAAAAAATGGAGCCAGAGGTCAAGAAGAGCAAAACAACTTACAACAAGGATGTCATAGCTAAATACACCAAGTACGCGATTGACAATGACGTGTTCAATGAGGGCACGAATCTGGTGCCGGATTGGGTAGACGATTCTTATCTTGTCTCCATGTGCAACGAGCATCGACAGAGTTACCTTCTCGATGATGCAAATAGCGGTCGAGGTTATTGTACTGAGACAAGTTGCGGTTGTGTAGTCTATACCAACGAGAATGCTCGTTGCGATTGCGGTCGCAAATGGGTCTGGAATTCGATCGGGTTTAACCCATATGATCCGACGGAGTTTAACATCGACAGTACCGAGCCCTACGGTTATATTGATCGCTATTGAGTTTCATCTGAAAAATAATCATACTATAAAAATGTTTTTCTAACGTTCCTAAAAGGAACAATAGAGAAAATTGATTATATGTTATATTTATTATATAT